CGGCTCGTCCGGTGACTCCGCGCAGATCGGCTCGTCCGGTAACTACGCGCAGATCAACAGCACCGGAGAAGACGCTGTGATTATGTGCGCGGGCAGAAAATCAAAAGCAAAAGGCAAAAAGGGGAGCTGGATCACGCTTGCAGAATGGGTGAAAGATGAAGAAAAAGGACGCTATGTGCCGATCTGCGTAAAAACAGAGCGTGTAGACGGCGAAAAAATCAAAGAGGACACTTATTACACGCTGAAAAACGGAGAATTTTCGGAGGTAGAAGAATGAAACATTATGAATATGCAGGAATGGACGTAAGCACAGAAAAAAGTGTAGAGGACGGCGCAAGATGCTATATCGAAGCAGTACGCCGGTATCTGGAATCTGAAAAATTCCCGCAGGTTGAGACAATCGCGGCGATTCTTGGACTGAGAGAAGTGGAGGTGCAGCCATGTGGGACAGCGACGAAAACGGAAGAAGAGTTCTGATCTGTGATTTTTGCGGAGAGGTCATTGAGCCTGCGAAGCCGGGGTATTACGGTGAGGACTATGTAGAGGTCAATGGCGAGTGCATCCACACAGAAAACTGCATGGATAGATGGATTCATGAGCACAGAAAGGAAGCTACGTATGGCGAAAGTAGATGAGAAAATCATGCAGATTCAGACGCGGATCAAGGTCCCGAAGAATCACGTTAATGAATTCGGAAATTTCAAATACAGAAGCGCTGAGGACATCATGAGAGCGTTGAAACCGATGGAAAAAGAGCTGTTATTATCAGTGCAGATCACCGACGAAGTGGTAGCGGTAGGAGCGAATGTGTATATTCGCGCAACGGTGACGGTATATGACCTGGAAAGCGGAGAAAGCCGTAGTACAAGCGCATTTGCACGGGAACCTGCTGTCCCGAAAGCGAAGATGGACGAGAGCCAGACCACCGGTTCTGCATCGTCCTACGCGCGGAAATATGCGCTCTCGGGCATGCTCCTGCTCGATGACAGTATTGATCCGGATTCCAACCGGGCGATTGACAGCGGGGAGCCTTGCACGGATGCGCAGGAAAAGACCATCCGGGATCTGGCGGTCAAACACAATGTCAATCTTGAAGAGCTGTATAAAAGACAAAAAGTTAAGAACGGCCGCCCGACGGCGATGCAGGCCGGAAAGATTCTTAACATGTTCAAAAAACAGCTCGGGGGCGAGTGATGCACGCTCTGGCTGAAATCGTAAAATCCGTAGAAAAAGACGGTGATACGTGGCTTGTAGTGCGGCTGCCGAAAAGCAGACTGAAAGAAGAAATCGAGAACAAAACCATCACGAATACAGAAATGCGTTTCGACGATGGGCGGCATATCTCCAATCTGCAGCGGAAGAAAGCATACGCGACCATCCGGGATATAGCTATTGAGTTGGGCTATCTCCCGGAGGAGATGAAAGAGATTATGAAATGCAATTACATGATCGAGACCGGAGAGCCGTATTTCTCCCTTTCAGACTGTTCGATGGGGACGGCACGGGATTTCATCACGTTTCTGATGGATTTCGTGCTGAAAGAGGGAATACAGCTCTCAGACAGCGGAATAGAACGCGCGGATGACGTTGGAAAATACTTATACGCGTGTATCAAGCACAGAAAATGCGCGGTATGCGGGAAAGACGGTGAAATACACCATGTTGATACAATCGGCATGGGAAATGACCGGCGGAGGGTGGATGATTCTGGATACCGGAAAATCTGTCTGTGCAGGACGCACCACACGATCGCACATCAACGAGGAATGCCGAGCTTCGAGAAAATGTATCACGTCTACGGAATCATTGTGGATGATAGCCCGGAAGGGAAATCATAGAGTCCAGCATGGAACTGTCAACAGAGTATCTCAGTATGGTTCAAAATTTTATACGTCACAAAAAGGCGGCTGGCTGGAGCCGCCGGAAAGGGGCAGAAATGCCGATCAACAGCAAACAGAAAGGGAAACGCTTCGAGTTGGAGCTTTCCAGAAAGTTCCGGGAGTATGGCTACACGGAGTCCCGCCGGACCGCGCAATACTGCGGGAACACCGGGGACGCATCCGATGTTGTAGGCCTCCCGGGGATCCACGTGGAAGCGAAACATCAAGAGCGAATGCAGCTCTATGATTGGATGGATCAGGCGAAACACGACGCGAAAGAAAGTGGAAAAGACGTTTTGCCCACAGTATTCCACAAAAGAAACAATCATAAGATCCTAGTCACGATGGAACTCGACGACTGGATGACAATATTCCGCGAATACGAAGCGGGAATGAGTCTGAAAGAAGGTGCGGACGATGGGCGAGGTTAAGTGGGTTAAGATGTCAATAGACATGTTCGATAATCGAAAGATCAAGTATCTGCGCGGCCTGCCGGAGGGAAACAACATCGTTCTTATCTGGGTCATGCTGCTGACGCTGGCAGGGCGGTGCAATTCCAACGGCTATATTTTCCTTACCGAAAACATCCCGTACACTCCGGCGATGCTCGCAAATGAGCTTGGATTCCCAGAAAGTACTATTCTGGTAGCCATGAAAGCGCTGGAAAGTATGGGAATGATAAGCCGAAACGAGGAAAACACGCTTCTGATCCCTGGATGGGAAGAACATCAGAACGTAGCCGCGTTGGAACAGATTCGGGCGAGCAACCGGAAACGGCAGGCTCGGTACAGGGAACAGGCGAAAATAGAAGCTGTGGAGCAGGAAACACCGCCGCCAGTAGAGGAGAAGCAAGAGGAACACAAAGAACCAGAAGAGCCGAAGCCGTCGGAAAAGGCGGAGGAAACCAAAGAAGCAAAGATTCTTTTCGAGCGGTTGTGGAGCCTGTATCCGAACAAAAAAGGCAAGGGGCAGGTAAGTGATACAGCAAAGAAAAAACTGCTTAAAATCGGGCATGAAGAGCTTGAGAGAGCAATTCAGAGGTATAAGACGGAACTGGAAAAGGAGGACTGGAGAAAACCGCAGTACGGCAGTACCTTTTTCAATTCTGGTTACGTGGACTATCTCGACGAAAATTATGAACCGGGGAAAAGAGAACCAACAAAGCAGCAGAAAGAGAACAAATTTAACAATTTTCAGCAGCGGGAGTATGATTTCGCGGCGCTGGAGCAGTCATTGATAGGAGGTTAAGGATGGTATCTGTAATCAAAACAGCAATTATCTGCGCTACAGTAGCGTTTTGCTTCTACCAGATGATGAAATACTAAAAAAATAGGGGAGGTGTCTATGAGCAACAAGCTTAAGAAAAAGCCGTCAACTAAGTTAAGCCCTGAGACGATGACGGCCGCAGAAGTGAGCGGGATCACAGGCGTAAAGCTTGAGATCCTGAGGAAATGGGTGGACAGGATGCAGAGAAACCTGTCCGAAGCCTACCAGAAAGAAGCACAGGAAAAGCTGCTGAAAGCAGAGGACTGCATCAGCGCGGCGAACGTCGTGTGCTCGGCACTGGCGATCTATGAGACATGGGGGTACAAAAAGGCGCTTGACCGGTACATGGACAACTACACTGCGGCAGTACGGAAGATGAACAGTGTAGGTCTGGCTAAGATGTACGAGGAGCTGCACGAAAAGACCGGCGCGACGCTGGAATTTGAGGATATGGATCTCGCAAAAGAGTTTGGCTTTGGAGGGGCGGAAGAATGAAAGAAACAAAATATGATAAAAACGATTTCCCGGATGCTCTTCTGAAAGAATGGGATAAGACGAGAAAACAGATTCTCGGAAAGGAAGGAAAAGAGAATGGAGATCATCGGAATTGTTCTGTTCTGCGCGGTGATTCTCGCGTCAGCAAAACTAATACTTGACCCGCCGGATCGGAAAAAAGATCCGAAAGAGGATGAGGAGCAAATTGAATTTCTGAACGAATGGAACCAGAAACATAAAAAATAAAAAACACAAAGAAAGGAGCCAGCCTCCGGCCGGGGCAAGGGTATACCGGGCTTCTGAATGAAATGGGAGAATTAAACACAGAAGAATGGAAAAAACAGAAGAAGATACAGAGAGCGATTTTTACGGCGAAGCAGAATCTGCCGTATGAAGTGAAACTTCGTCGCCAGGCCAGAAGAGCATGGGAGTTCTGGGCAGAGATGGAAAGTCAGGATAAGAACTGTCATGTGAGCGTCGGTGGATTGGACAGTATTACGCTGTATATCTGGTTGCACAGCCTCGGCATTCACGTTACAGGAATTACAGTGTCTGGCATTGAGGATCAGAGCATCCAAAAGGTACATAGAGCGCTGGGACTTGAGATTGTAAAATCGTATAAGAGCAAGGTCACGATCTTGAATGAGATTGGATTTCCGGTTATTAGCAAGAAGATCGCCGGGCGGATCAATACGTTACAGAACCCGACAGAGAACAATAAAACGGTGCGGCATGCGATTATCACCGGCGAATGCGGTGCACAGGGGCATTATGCCAAGAACAGCCGCATGCAGTTGCCGCAGAAATGGTTACGACTGTTCGGCGGTTATGAAAACGAGAACGAGGGTGTCAACTATGGCAAGCCTGAGCCGGACATTAAAATTTCGAATGAGTGTTGTTACTGGCTAAAGGAGAAACCTTGCGACGACTGGGCGAAGAACCATAACAGCAGTCCTTACCTTGGAATCATGGCAAGCGAAGGGGGACAGCGTGAAGAGGCGTTGATCGATCATGGCTGTAACTACTACGGAAAGACCGTGACCCGGTCTGCTCCCTTTGCGATCTTCATGCGGCAGGATATTCTGCAGTTGGCGCTGGATATGGACCGCTGGTACCATGAGCATCTGGCGCAGTTCGAGAAGCTGTATCATGCGCAGCCATACGGCCGGAATAAGGACGGAAGTCCGAAAGAATATGTTCCGCTGGAATCCATCGTGCCGGAAATCTATGGCACGATAGCGAAGCGGCAGAATGGAGAACTCTACACAACAGGAGCACAGAGAACCGGATGCAGCATGTGCGGTTTTGGCATCCATTTGGAGCAGCGGCCGCATCGGTTTGACAAGCTCCGGGAGCGTAACCCGAAAGAATGGGAATTCTGGATGTATCGCTGCTGCACAGATCCAAACACTGGCGAAAAATATGGCTGGGGAAGGGTGCTGGACTATATCGGCGTGGAGTGGGAGGACATTCCGACGGTGCAGATGAGTTTGGAGGATTTTCTGAAATGAAAGAGTTGATTATAGATTACTTTGCGCTGCGGTTCTGGCGTGCACAAAAATGGTACTTAACCCGCCAGAGTGGCCGAAGGATCCGCGGGAGGATGAAGAACAGGAACAGTATCTGAAGGAATGGAGCAGGAACCATGGGAAAAACGAAAAAAGAAGCTAAAAAGGCAATGGGCGTAAGTCCGATCACTGGAACAATCTATTACGGCACCATTCGGGGTGATGAATGGGTTGGAGAAAAGGAGGATGTGACCGATATGGCCGTCAGAGCCGTGTTTGATTGGTTCTTAGAGCAGTACGAGAATATGCATCTGCTGGAGGGCGACGAGTTTTTGATTAGTTTTTCAGACAGTGATTACGTACTGGCTATGAGAAAAAACAGAAGAGGAAATGAAAATGATATTTGATAAGGTAGAATGTAAAGGCTTTTATGGTCAGGGACAGTTGAGGTTTGCGTAGGAGGTGAAAAAATATGCTGATTCCAACGGTAAAAGCGAAAGAATTTGAAAAATTTGGTTTTAAAAAATGCAAAGGAATATCGAGTGACCTCGAATGCTATTATCTGTGCGTAGCAAGAGGAAAAAAGATGCTTTTTGTGAGTAATGTATACTTTGAGTCAAATGATTGGAGAGATGATGACCCGAGAATTCACGCGAATCCTAATTGCAGGTACAGAAACAGAAAAACAAGCCTTGATATTATTTACGAGCTGATCAAAGCGGGGATGCTGAAAAGCAGTTTTGAAAAAGAAAGAAGGTGAAACCGATGGAGCAGTACAAAGAAGACAACTGCCCATACCTAAAAGTAGGGGAGCGGGTGCCGAATCTGAATATCGATGACAGCCAGGAACAGTTGAGATTTGCGTGAGGAAAAAGGAGAAGGAATGATAATTAAAAGTCAAAACAAAGATCTCGTGGTGGATACAAACGGAAATGAATTCCGTATGTTCTGCGGATCGGATGGCCGGTACGCTATTGAGACAAGAGCGGGCGTATTGGGAGTCTATAAAACAAAAAAAAAGCAGAAAAGGTCCTTGATGAAATCGCTGAGCAGATTGGATGTTGTAAAGCGGATGAGATCATCTATGCGGGGCGAGGGATCGGTGGACTCCGTGTAACGGTATATCAAGCTCTTGCAGAGGAATACGTATATCAAATGCCAGAAGAAGAGGAGGAAGATGATGCTGATTAGAAGACAGGACAAGAAAGCAATCTTCAATATTGATACTTGCAGAGTGCTTTATGTGGCTGAGACGGTTGGAGGTTGTTTTAAAATCTGCGCAGACCAATTTGAACAGCTTGGAACTTACAAAACAGAAGAAAGAGCAATGGAAGTTTTGGACATGATCGCAACGCAGAGTGCGTTATGCAACGCAGGAGTTGCTGCGTATTTAATGAATATGCCGGAGGAGTGAAGATGGGAAGAGTGAAAAGACTTACAGAAGATTCTTTTGACGGTACCGCACATATTAAGCTGTGCGGTACCAGTTGCCCGTACGACGGGGAATACTGTGCATCAGATGAATGCCGAGTACTAAACGAGGTAGCCGAAAAGTTGGCGCGGTATGAGAGACTGGAAGAACAGATCGCGGAGTCGGCAGAACAATATATACAAAAAGGAATTGCTATGCCTTATGCTGTAATGCCAGAAGTGACAAGAGGAGTAGTTAAAACGGTCTTTGAAGGGTTTGGAGGAGGTGAGGAAGAATGAGTAGAGCATACAAATGTGACAGATGTGGCGCACTGTATGAGTCGTATGAGGGAGAGAATAGAGATGATGTATTAAAGCCAACTAAAGTAATGTTTCGTTGTACTACAAAAGATAGACATTATTATGATACACAGTTTTTTGACTTGTGCCAGAAATGCATGAAAGAAATCTTAGAAATCATGAACTTGGATGAAGAAGGAGAGAAAAAATCAAAATGACTAAAGAAGAACTTGTGATAGGGAACAGGTATAAGATCCGCCGCCCGTCAATCGCGGATGGCAACGTAAATTCGTATCAGTGGAGCGATGCAACTTTGGTTGATATCTCTACACATATTGCGGTATTCAGTGTGGGAGAGTATTGCGTCACCTACAAATTCTGCCAGTTAAGAGATGAGGTAAAAGAAGCGTAACGCAGAAAGGAGCTGCACCATGAGCATTCGGAACACATTTTTGAAAGATTACGGGATTTCGAAAGAACTTGGGGATAAGATCGTATCATATTGCAGAAACGCGCACGACTACGACCAGAATCTTATCTTGCAGGCCGCACAGAAGACTTGCCCGGAGATATCGAGTGCCCTGTTCGCGAATCTGACGCTTGGAATTGGGTATGACCGGATCAGCCAGGTGCAGTACATCCCAATGCAGCGGAAAGATTTCCAGGGATACAGGCGGAAGACAATCGAGGAACTGTATAGATTGCTGCTTCTGCATGGGAAGGAGTTAGAGTGAAGACTGGAAGGAGAAGAGAAAATAGAAATATATCCAGAAGAATAAAGAAAAGAGCGGGAATAAACCCCGCTTTTTCTTTTTTTAAAAATAAGTTTTCCGCCTATTGACGTATACGTCAATGAGTGGTATAATAAAACCATCAAAAGAAAACAAGGAGGAAATCGAAATGAAGACATACGATTTATCGAAGATAATGAAAAGAGCATGGGAGCTGGTGAAGAAAGAATCAATGACGATTTCCTCCGGTTTAAAGAAAGCGTGGAAGGAGGCAAAAACGAAATATATTTCAGTAAAAGAATGGTTTTTCAACAAAGAACAGGATAAGGCAGAAAAATATAATACATTCTTTGATTTTGAAAGAAACGAAGACGAAACCATAAAAAGAGAAAATGGTTATGTTTTTGCAGAGGTTGAAGAGATTATTACAGAAACAGAAAAAGCAATTCAAGTTAGAATCGCTACAGGCGGTGTTGTAGGATCCTATAAAGGATGGACTTGCTGGATTCCGAAAAGCTTAACTAAATAAAGGGGAAGGAAAAATGAAAATAAAAGAAATCAGAAAATACTCTGGACTGACACAGGATGCATTTTCGAAAAAATACAATATTCCAAAAAGGACTCTTGAGGGGTGGGAGTCAGGGAAAAGAAACCCGCCGGAATATGTTTTGATGTTACTGGAAAGAGTAGTGCAAGAAGATAGTGAAGGAGAAAAAAATAACATGAAAAAATATGAAATAATGAAAAACAGTGCAGAATTTAATTGGAAGCACAGGAAAGAGATTACAACCGGATGCACGATGGACGATGTGGAGCCGGAAAAAATAGGGGAATTTGAAGAACTGGAAGAAGCAGAGGAGGAGCTGAAAAAACACAAGACAGAAATCAGCGAGTCCGGCGGTCTGTTCTCTGTAACGGAGTACATGATCCAGGAAAACGAGTACGACGAAGACGGAGAGTGGATTTCCGGCGGAGATGTATGGGCCTTTTCAAAAATGGAAATTTGTGTCGTAGACAGAGAAACAAGAAATTTAATAGCAGTTACAGCAAATTACGAAGAAGCAGAAGAAACTGTTTTGCGATATGAAGGAGAAGCTGGAGCAGACATAATTTTTAGAATTTGATAAAAAATATAATAAAAGGGTACAACGAAAAGCCCCCATACCAGTACACTAAGAATAGAAGTGTATTAGTATGGGGGTGATTTTTATGCCTACAAACAAGACTTACGACAATCTCGAGAAAATGATCTTCTCCGGCGTGGGAGAATACGGGATTCCAGAGATTATGCCGGAGCAGTACGAACCGTGTGAGTGGATCGGATTTAACTACGCGGTCAGCACAGCGAAAAGAGCCGGGAAAGGAGTTCATTTCTTCTTGGATGACTACCAGTTCGAGCGGGTGTGGAATAACCCGGACAGGTATATTGATGTACTGAGAGACTATGACTATGTGCTTTCACCGGATTTCAGCATGTACACGGACTTTCCGAAAGCCATGCAGATTTACAACCATTACAGAAAACACTGGTGCGCGGCATATATGCAGATGAATGGACTGCGTGTAATACCTACGATCGCATGGAGCGATGAAAGCTCGTTCGAGTGGTGCTTTGATGGCGAGCCGGTGGGAAGCGTGGTGGCAGTATCCAGTGTGGGAACGCAGAACAGCAAGGCGAAAAAGGCGGCATTCCTGCGGGGATATGAAGAAATGGTGAAACGATTATCACCGGAGCATGTGATCTTCTTCGGGAAAGTTCCGGAAGAACTGGAAGGGGACGTGGAAAAGGTCGCGGCATTCCAGGAGAGATACAAGAAGGAGGGAATCTAGATGGGGGGGGGCGCGGAAGTAGTAGCAACTTACAAAACAGAAGCACCAAGCAATCATTAGAGGAGTTTCTGGGGAAAAGAGGCCTTTCCTCTCCTATAAGTGATTACATGGTAGATAAGATGCGTATTCCTCATGGAATGACGCAGCGACAGCAGAAAAAATTAGAAAAAGATGCTGCAAAAGCAAGAGAAGAGTACGCCGCAAAGCGAGAATCAGCAATTAAGGAATACAATCAAAAAGTTGCATCTGGGCAAATTGCACAACCAGGTAAGTATGATAAGTTACTGAAAACCGCGAAAGGTCATTCGGATAACGAATCCGTGCAGGCAGCCAGAAGAACGCTTACAAAACGCGGCATAGACTGGAAAACAGGAAAGAAATTGAAGAGGTAAACGATATGGGCGGACGAGGGGGGGCAAGCGGAATAGGCAGGAAAAGCCAATCCGCGTTGGACCCGAAAGCGAAAGAGCAGACGATCACGACATTCTACCGCCGGAAGTCTATCTATGGTCCACACTATAGAGATGATGTGTATGAAGCGGTAGAACAAAAGAACGAAAAAGGCGGAATAGAGATTGTAAAAGCCTATGGAACGTTCGACAACAGCAACCCGAAAGCGAACACCAAAGACGTGACGTATAAAATCCAACATGGTATTGTGAGCTACGATGATTCCAGGGGAATTGAAAGTTACGGTATCAGATGGGACAAAGTAAGCAGCGTTTCGGGACAAACCTACAACATACGAAGCATGTTAAAAGAAAAAGGCTTTCGGTGGGACGGTAAAACAAAGAGTTGGGTAAAGAAATAAAGCAGCAGGAAAGGGAACAGAGATGATGGAATGGCGAACGAACAAAACTTAATACCGACAAACCGGAGAAGTAAGAGCGAGGTAAGAGAGAACGCCAGAAAAGGCGGTATCAAGTCTGGACAGGTGCGCAGGCAGAAAAAGACCCTTTCCGAACTGGCTAAGATGATAGCCGAGAACCCGGCACCTGCGCAGGCAAAAAAGTCTCTAGCAAAGCTTGGAATTGACGATGAAAACGCGAACAACAACGCGCGGATCGTAGCGTCGGTGTACAGTAAGGCCATCGAGGGAAACATGATGGCTGTGGAGAAGTGGGAGCAGCTTGTAGCGGATAAGAAAGCAGATACAGTAGCATATGAACTGCCAGCAAGGGTGATTGGAAAAGCATTCGTTGACATCAACCGTAAGATCGAGCCGAATATTGAATATGTATTCGAAGGCGGGCGCGGCGGTCTGAAATCATCCTATGTGGCGTTCAAAATCGTTGAAATTCTCAAGAATAACCCTCAGATGCACGCCTGCATCACGAGACAGGTGGCTGGAACACTGAAAGATTCCGTGTATGCCAACATGAAATGGGCGATAAATGAACTTGGGCTGATGGAAGAGTTCGAGTTTAAAGTATCTCCGCTAGAAATAAAATATGTAAAGACTGGACAGACGATATACTTTCGCGGGCTGGATGACGAAACAAAACTGAAATCCATTAAGCCCGAATTTGGTTATATTGGAATCCTCTGGAAAGAGGAGAAAGACCAGATGAAAGGCGACGCACAGGAGCGTTCCGTGAATCAGTCGGTTTTGCGAGGAGGTGACATATCCTATGATTTCTCATCCTACAACCCTCCCAAAAGCAAAAGTAACTGGGTCAACCGAATTAAGCTCGTGCCGAATCCGAAAAGAGTGATACACCACTCGTGCTATACAGACGCGCCGCCGGAATGGCTCGGAAAGAAGTTCATCGAGGACGCGGAACATCTAAAAGAAGTCAATCCGGAAGCGTACGAGCATGAGTATCTCGGCATCCCGAACGGAGACGGCGGAAACGTGTTTGAATATCTGGAGATCCGAGACATCACAGACGAAGAGATTAGCCACATGGACCGTATCTATCCAGGCGTTGACTTCGGATGGTACCCGGATCAGTACTGCTACTTGCGGACTTACTACGATTCGGCGCGGGAGAAAATCTATCTCATTGACGAACTATACGTGAATAAGTGGAGCAATGAGAAAACAGCAAAATGGATCAAAGAAAAAGGGTATGATGACTATACGATTATCTGCGATTCCGCGGAGCCTAAGTCCGTAAACGACTATAGGGATGCCGGACTCCCAGCCAGGGGAGCAATCAAAGGACCGGGAAGCATTGAATACGGATTCAAATTCCTGCAGGCACGAACGTTAGTCATTGATCCGAAGCGGACACCGCACGCGTACAAAGAAATCACGGAATACGAATACGACCGGGATAAGGACGGGAACGTTATCAGCGGATATCCAGACGGTAACGACCATGCTATCTCGGCTTTGCGTTATGCGTATGAGCCATTATTTAATCGCAGGGGGTATAGTGCATAATGTGCGAATTTTGCGATGAGTTGAAGAATTGGAAAACCTTAGAAAGATTCGATCAGCGTGCACGGTACGTCTATCAGTGTAAGCTGATACGCAAGACGATGGTTGAGACAAGAGCGGCGGGGAGCATCGAGGGAACGCCGCATAACGTCAATTATTGCCCGATGTGTGGCAGAAAAGTGACAGAGGGCTAGGAATGGGACTGATAACAACTATTAAGAGGTGGCTAAGCATGTTTTTTCGAAGCGAAGCGGAGCAGGCGTTTGATGTTGATGTGATCGAATCCCCGGTAATGGATACGGTAATTAAAAAATGCGCTGCTGTTTATTCCGGAGAACCGCCGTGGAAAGATGTAAAAAACGGCATCCGAACAATTAATTTTGCAAAATCGTTAAGCTCCGAAACAGCGCGGCTTGCGACACTAGCAATTAAAATCACAATCGAGGGATCAGCAAGGGCGGAGTGGCTGCAGCAACAGACGGATGCAGTGTTTTTCGGTATCCGAAAATGGGTGGAATATGGCTGTGCGTATGGAACGGTAGTCATCAAGCCGAACGGGAAGACACTGGATGTATTCACGCCGGATGAAGTGCTTATAACCGATTATGATAACCAGAATATCACCGGAATGATATTCAAAGATACGTACACGCAAGGAAAATGGTACTACACGCGGCTGGAATATCACCGATTTGCAGAAGAGAAGCAGGGCGAGGAAACAGTACGTCCTTATTATATTTCCAATCGGGCCTATCGGTCGAAAACACCGGATTCAATCGGCGATCCGGTGGCTCTGAAAGATACGAAATGGTCTGAGCTTATGGCAGACTCCCCGCCGATTCTGAAAGCGAACGGAGAAAGCCTGGATGGCCCGATGTTTGGCGTATTCGTGACACCGCAAGCGAATAACGTAGATAAGTCTACGCCACTCGGCCTGCCGGTATATGCCGAAGCTCTGGAAGAACTGAAAGATCTTGATATTGCGTATTCCCGCATGACCGGAGAAATCCACGACAGTGAACGAATCGTTCTGGCAGATGATCGGTTATTGTCTCCGGCTGGCACTCCGGTCAATAAGATGACCCCGGGAGCAGCCGCAACAACGCACCTGCCAAAGTATGTTCGCAACGTGTACGGAGAAGGAGCGGATACATTCTATCAAGAGATTAACCCGACACTCAACACCGAGGTAAGAGTTAATGGTATCAATGCGCTATTATCTCAGATCGGCTATAAGGCGGGCTTCTCAAACGGCTATTTTGTATTCGACCAGAAAACCGGCATGGTAACGGCAACACAAGTTGAGTCAGATGACCGGCGGACGATCCAGTATATCAAAGATGTTCGGGATCAGCTCGAGAAGTGCATGGATGCCGTCTATTACGCGCTGAGCGTCTATGCGGATCTGTACGGCGAGAGTCCGGCGGGAGAATACGAAGTAACCTATGATTTCGGAGATATTACGTACAACCGCGAAGAGGACCGTGCACGCTGGTGGGGTTATGTGACTGCCGGTAAGGTACCGGCGTGGATGTATTTCGTCAAGTTCGAGGGATTCTCGGAAGAAGACGCAAAGGCAATGGTCGAAGAAGCCACTCCGAAAGAGGAAGAGCTTTTTGACAGCAAATATAAGGAGGAATGATAACATGGATATGAGTGGAGTAGCAACAGTAGTCTGCATCACAGTAGTCTGCTATCTGGTAGGCATGGTGATGAAAGCAACGGATATTAGCAACAAGTGGATTCCGTGCGCAGTAGGATTGGCGGGAGCGGTGCTTGGCGTTGTTGGTATGTACACAATCCCGGACTTTCCGGCGCATGACGTGCTTAATGCGGTAGCTGTCGGCATCGTCAGCGGACTTGCGAGCACAGGCGCGAACCAGATTATCAAACAGGCACAGAAAGAGGAATAAGACATGCTTACCCCGGAGTATCTGCAGCACGCGGCAGAGGGCGCAGAAGCCATCACAGAGGATTTACACAACCGGATCATGCGTAGGATCGTCAAGGCTATTTTAACACGCATGGAACGCGGCGAAAACTACATGCTGACGGCGGCGGACAAGTGGAGAATCGAAGCACTGCAGGAAGCTGGCTATCTGCTGGAAGATATCCAGAAAGAGATAGCAAAGGCGACCAATCAGCAGCTATCAGAGATCAAATCAGCCTGCGTTGACGCGGGAATACAGACGCTCAAGTGGGACGACGCGGTATATAAGGCGGCTGGGCTGGTACCTACGCCGCTTCTTCTTTCCCCCACACTGATGCGCGTACTGGAAAGAGACTATAAGGCGACCGCGGGCACATGGCGGAACTTCACCCGGACGACCGCGGAAGAAGCGCAGAGACTCTTTATCAACGAGCTTGACAGCGCCTATCACAGGGTTCTGAGCGGCGGAGAGTCTTACGGCGCTGTGGTGGCTGATCTGATCGAGAAAGTGTCCGAGGAGGGGCTGACAGTCAAGTACCCGACAGGATACCGGCAGAGCCTTGAATCTGCGACCATGACCATCGTACGCACCGGTATAGCGCAGGCGGCGTGCGATGTATCAGAAGCGCGGATGGAGGAGATGGACTGGGATATTATTCTTGTTTCTGCTCATGTAGGCGCACGAACGGGAGACGGCGGGCAGAACCCGGGAAATCATCTTTGGTGGCAAGGACGATTCTATTCCCGAACCGGAAAAAACAAGAAATACCCGAATTTCTACGAGGTGACCGGATACGGCACCGGCGAGGGGCTGGGTGGCTGGAATTGCCGTCATAGCTTCGGATCGGGAGACGGAAAGAACAACCCATTTGACGCTAAGAACATCTCATACGCAGATAATCGTAAGGTTGAAGAAGCACAGAAGCGGCAACGATTGTTGGAGCGCAGAATACGAAACAGCAAAAGGCAAATTCAAACATTGCAATTTGCTATAGACAACGCAAGCGACGATGAGACGAAAAGTAAATTGCAAAGTAGAACAGAGCAAAAAGCTAATTTGCTTAGTAAGCAAAATAAAGTATATCGCAAGTTTTGCGAAGATAACAACCTGCGCCCTTATGATGAGCGATTGAAAATAGCCCATTGGGACCGAAAACAGGCAGCAAGAGCCGCAGCGGATGCACGGCGATATCAAAAACGCAAAAAGGAAAAAGCAGATGATTGAGACGATTAATCAAATCATGATTCTCTGCGGCTGGATAACTACAGTAGGTGGCGCGATTGTGGTTCTGACTGGAGCATGGAAGAAATTCAAAAAGCCCGAGAGGGATCTGGAAAAGAGGATGCAGACAATAGAGGATGATATCAAGGATATCAAGTCAAAACTTGAGAAAGATTATACCTCTATCCGCACCCAACGAGATGATATGAATCTGATAATGAGGAGCATGTTCAATCTGATCGAAAATAAGATTACAGGGAACAACATAGAGGGCTTAAAAAAAACGAGGGAAGAACTTGTAAATGCGATGACCAACAAGAAAAATTAAGAGGGCTTATCTTGAAAGTGTATGAATTCACAGTACCGGAGCTGGAATATTTTCGCACGTATTGTAATTTTACGCGTGACGAACGTACACTTTTTGATTATCGGAGTAGGAATATTCCGCTCGAAAAGTGTGCGGAACTAATGAACATTTCTGTTTCTACTGCAAAACGGATCAGCAGAAACGTAAACACAAAAATCATTAAAGTATGCTGATTGATACTTTTTTGAGCATTTCATGGGACTTTGACGAACTGTCAGAGTCCTTTTTTTGCGCCTAAAATATGAGTAGAAAGAGAACGGAGGGATGAATATGTATCCGTATATTGACCCGCAGGCATTTGCGAACGAACAGGCAATGCTTCAGCAGAGAATTAATCAGTTGGAACAGGCGAGAAACCAGCAGATGAGCATGTATGCACCACAAAGTCAGCAACAGCAGCAAGCGCCGACCAGCAACGTAAATTGGATACAGGTTGCAGGCATCGAGGGCGCAAGAAATCAGATTGTCCAGCCTGGACACACTGCCTGGATGATGGATAACAACAGCCCTGTGTTCTACGTTAAGTCTGTGGACGGCATGGGAAGCGCGAATTTCAAGGTGTTTCAGTTCGCCGAGATCTCGCCAGAAGCCCTAAACCCGGCACAGAGCCAGCCGAAAGAAGAAAGACAAGAATACGTTACGCGGCAGGAATTTGACGCTCTGCTGACGCGGTTAGGCGAAAAGCCGGAGAATAAGGAGGAACCCGTATGAATCCATTAATGAGCATGATAGGCAATATGGGCGGCGGTAACAACCCGATGGGCGCGATGATGCAGGCTATGCAGATGGTCAATAAGCTCAAACAGGCGGGCAACCCGCAGGCCGCAGTAGAACAGATGGCGCAGACAAACCCGAATGTTAAAAAAGCTATGGATATGTGCAAGGGAAAGAACCCGAAGCAGGTATTCGAGGAAATGTGCAGACAGAACGGGATGGACCCGGGGCAGTTCTCCGGGCTGTTGAAATAAGATATTAGGGCGGTGCACAGCCTTAATAAATAGAAGAATAAGGAGAAAGAACCATGACAGATGGAACAATGGGACTTAGCGCGGCTGATGTAGCAGCCGTAACGAGAAACAATGACGATGACTGGGGCGGTGGCTGCTGGTGGATCTGGATTATTTTACTGGCGTTTCTGTTCCCGATGATGGGCGGATGGAACCGCGGCGGCGTTGAAACTGGTGTGCAGGACAATTTCATTTCGGATGAATTTGTGAAACGCGATATTTTCAACACCAATCAGAACGTTTCCAACACTGCTTGCCAGACACAGAGGGACGTATTGGAAAATCGTTACACCAATCAGCTCGGCTTACAGCAGGTACAGGCGGCACAGCAGAATTGTTGCTGTGAAACGCAGAAAGAAATCCTGCAGAGCCGGTATGATGCGGCACTCATGGCACAGAATATGCAGGCGCAGATGGCACAGTGTTGCTGTGACATCAAGGAGAGCATTCTGGCAGACGGAAACGCAACCAGACAGATGATGCAGGAAAACACCATCCAGACACTCAGAGATAAGCTGGCAGACCGTGACCGCGATCTGCAGAACGCGTACAATCAGATCTCGCAGGTTTCTCAGACCCGTACAATCATTGATGCGATACGCCCAACACCTACACCGGCTTATCTTACATGCTCCCCGTATTTTGCGTATAACATGACAGGATACGGCGGATGCTGCGGAAATGGCGGTAACGTTCTGTGATGAACACAAGCGAGCTGTCCGCACTCGATCTTCTGAACCTGTTCGGTGTATTCCTGCAGGCGATGAATTATCAGAGCGACCTGTCACAGGCAAGCAATGCGGATATTGCAAAACATCTGCAGGAACAGGACAGAAAGTACCTTGACCGGATCATCGAAAACCAAAATAAAATAATCAGCATGTTGGAAGATTCCAAATCTACGAAATAGTAGTTGTGCAAAATTGCAGGGGTAGGCGTGGAGCTTACCCCTGTTTTGTTAAGAAAAGGAGAGAAATTATGTTAAATGTAATTGCCAAAGCAGAACAGACAGTAGCAGCAGGACAGAATATTGTATTCACAAATACCCGCGTAAAATCCCGTCGTTGTGGATGCTCCAGCGGATGGCTGAACCACATCGAGGGAAGCGGAATTTTCACAATAACGAACCGCACGAACCTTCCTATCGCAGTGGAATTACAATTCAACGGCAACGTAACAGCGGCGGCAGCAGGCGCGACCGTGCTTACGCTGAAACTGAACGGAGAAGCGGTTGGAGGAACAGAGATGGACTATACCGTAGTTACGGCGAACACTTATCAGAATGTGAGCGCGGACACGCTGATCCCTGTACCGGCAGGAACAAGCCTTACTGTATCAGTCGGAAATATTTCTACAACCGAAGTCCTGGTAAAAGACGCGAACCTCATCATCAAAAAAGTTGCGTAGGGGGTGACAAATCATGATTACTTTCCGAAGCAAAACAGACGTAACAGATGCGGATGCTATTTTTTCGGAAATCAACAGCCGCTTCGTGGCAGCTATCATGATGCACGGCCAGATGGCAGATTATTTCGATTTTCTCGGGCTGAAAGGTTACAAACGGATACATGAGTACCAGCACATCGCAGAAAGCCTTGAGCGCCGTAAGGTGTGCCGGTATTACATCGAACGGCACGGGAAAATTATTCCAGATGCGTTTTCTGGCGAGGTTAAAATGATTCCGGACGGATGGTATGCCGCAAAAAGCATTTCCGTCGGAAAAGGCACTAAGCAGAAAGCCGTAGAGGATGGATTTTCCGCCTATCGTGAATGGGAAGAGGAGACAAAAGCGGTATATCAGAGCTATGCCTCAACGCTACTTGAAAAAGGAAATGTGGAAGATTTCATGCTTGTAGCTTCGCTGATAGATGATGTGGGCGATGAACTGAAAGAGGTTGACAAAATTATTCTTGATCTGATCTCGACCGGCTATGATATGGTCCATATCACTGAGTCGCAGAAAGAATTGAACGAAAAATACAAAAAACGCATGAAAGGAATCGAGGTTGAATGATGGGAAACGTGAAAGAAGTGCTGGAAAAGCAGTTGGAAAGAGAAAAAGAATCTGCGATGCAGAAACTCACGACAGATAACCTTGACGCAATGTTCAAAATCACGACCACGTTATGCAATATGCGAAAAATGGAGTGTGAGAGCATTCCTGCGGCCATGATGGACGCGTCAGAAACGCTGATTAAGAAGTACAGCAATGGAAAATACGATAAGAATATTGACGCGCTGTATGACGAGTACATTGCGGCAAAAATGGCGTACCAGGAACACGGAGACGCGGCGCACAAAGATAAGCTTATGGATTCCGTCGGCCGCCTGATGGTTGAGGTGTTCGATATGCTGCAGGCGATGATTCTTGATGCGGATTTTCGCGACGAAAGACAGGCTATCATGCAGCAGATTCGAAAACTTGCTGATTCGTGATGACAAGATGGGTACAACGAAAAACATTGAATGTAGTACGATAGGAGCGTGAAAAGAAATTGGGATGGGCTTGTAAGTCATTTTGATGTTCAATTCACCTCCTTTCGACGTTCTAGGGGATCCTGTTAAGAGCCTGCACAAGGCTCGGAACGTGTCTGAAATATGCCGCGTTTTCCGTTCCTCAAGCCTTTCTGAAAACGCGGCGTGTTTCTTATTATTTTATGAATTACACAATTGGGAAACAGTAATGGAAAACTGGCATCATCCCCCTTGATTCTGCCATAAGATGCTGGATCTTTGGACTGCTTGATAGGTTCGAATCCTATTTTCCCATTACCCCGGCAGAGGTTGATCTGCCTAAATCCATTACTGCCGACGGGCAGTTAAAAACAACGTTTAGGAGGATAGAAAATGCAGAATTACGAAGCAATTCTTTCAGAACTCGAAATCGAGATTCCGGAAGACAAAAAAGCGGATCTGAAAAAGAAGATGGAAGAAAACTATCGGACCAAATCAGATTATGACAAGGTAGTTACAAAGCGTGATGAGTACAAGAACTCGCTGGATGATGTGCAGAAAGAGCTGGAGGGATTCAAAGACGTGAACGTTGAAGAATTACAGACGAAAGTTACAACCCTCACCACACAGCTCAACGAAGAGAAAGCTGGACGGGCAGCAGATGCCAGAAAGGCAGAAGTCGAAAAACAGGTAAATGATTTCTTGACGGCTACAGACGAAAAGGGAGCGAAGAAATACGAGTTTTTGAACGATATTACTGCCGACTACTACCGAGCAGCGCTTGCAAAAGCACTGGATGCTGATTCTGCAAAAGGAAAGTCCATTTCGGATATCTTTGCAGAGATGATTACCGACAAGGACGGAAAACAGAAAGCAGGGATTTTCGCAGATGCCGGAGCCGAAAAGGCAAAGAACAATGCAGCCAAATTCACACAGCCTACAACTGGCGGCAAGGGCGGCGAGCTTACGAAAGAAACTTTCCGCAAAATGAATCTTGATGAGAGACTTAAATTAAGAGAAGAAGATCCCGAACTGTACGAAGCACTCTCGAAATAACACCGTTATCGCGCGATAACGCTTGACCGCAAAAAGTTACGCGGTAGAAAGGAAATATAATGCCAAGAACTGGTACTTTTGGCGGCTTTTCGTTTGATCCGGAGGTGTTCTCCGACTACATGAGCGAGCAGCCGACCTGGAATGACCGAATCTTAGCGTCTGGAATCCTTGTACAGGATCAGACGATCATGGAGCTGATCGGAACAAAAGGAAACGTTGCAACACTTCCGTTTTATGTTCCGATTGATGAGGATGAATCTCACGCGCTCAATAATGATGGTGAAACCGACAACACCCCGACTGATATCAGTGGAAAGAAACAGACTTGTATGCTGACCCAGCGTATGAAAGCATGGAAAGCCCAGGATTTCACAAAGGAGCTGACCGGTGCTGACCCGATGACACATGTTGCAAACTCTGTTGCCGGATTCTATCGGCAGGTAAGAACCCGCGATCTCATGGCCATTGTTGATGCGGTTCTTGCACTGGACGGTATGAAAGATCATGTTACGGATCTTTCGGCGACGGCATCTTCTGGTGTTACAGCCGTAACAGATGCAAACAAAATCAATGATACAACACTGATTTTCGCACAGCAGAAAGCAGTTGGAGACGCAGACGAGAATATGGGTCTGCTGGTCCTTAACTCTTACATCTATGCTCGATACAAGGCTATGGGGCTGGTTGATTACAATAAGTATACAATCAAAAATGCTATCGAGCGAGATGTTGAGCTTCCGACGATCGGCGGATTCATTCCGGTTGTATCTGATCGTTTCACGGTAGACACATCTACAGACGTTCCGATCTATAAGAGCTATATGATCGGATCTGGAACGGTGCTCACCTGCGAGAAGACCAACTACGAAGACCCGTACTATGCAGACTACGATCCAGAAACCAAAGCCGGTATTCGTAAGCTCTACACAAAACAGGGCTACGTACTGCATCCGAACGGATTCTCAATAAATACAAATAAAATCGCAAAAGAATCCCCGACCACTGCGGAACTTGGAGCAAAAGCGAACTGGTCACTTGCATTCAATCACAAAAACATCCGTATGGGACTGATTAAGTCCAACGGTTGACGGAGGTATCTGGTATGGCATATGCAGACTATGAATTTTATACAACTTCATATTTCGGCGATACCGTGCCAGAATCCGACTTTCCGCGGTACGCCGAGCGGGCAAGTGATCGAATCGACATTCTGACATTCGACCGGCTTGCCGACGGGCTGCCGGAAAACGAACGGGCACAGAAAAAGATCAAGAAAGCGGTCTGTACACTGGCGGATGCGCTTTTTCAGATCGACACCGTAAAAAATGCCGCGATGGAAACAGTAGGAACCGTAAAGAGAGAAGATGGAACGGTCATCAATAAGGCCGTTTCTTCGATTTCTTCCGGCAGTGAAAGCATCTCCTACGTGACCGGAACCAGCGGTACAAATTCCAGCGTCTACGGACAGGCGGCGATGGACAAAAAGGTAGAAAACGTGCTCGTGACACAGATTATTCTCGAAAATCTACAGGGCGTTATGACGGATGACGGCGTTCCGGTCCTGTATGCAGGAATGAGGTTGTGAGATGGGTGGAAGAAATAGCAACAGGTAGCAACAATGGAATGATGAAAACTGTAAACGGTAAGACGGTAAAACGCTTCAATACCCCCCTAAAGGCTGGAAACCCGTAGAAAATGCTCTTACGAATCCCAAAGGCTATACGTGGTACTCGAATGGAAAATCACGTTTTAGCGGTCAATATGAAACGGCGCTTGTAAAGAATAAGAAGTAGGTGAAACCATGTATGATGAAACCATAACTCTTTTCAACCGGTACGAAGATCAAACCGGGAATGTATTCTGGTATCCGACCGTGCTGCAGCATGTGGATCTTATCACGGATAAGGTCGCAAATATTGTCCGAACCGGCATTGACAGTGCCGATACGGCCAGCCTTCACGTGGCGTACACGCCATATAACGGCACAATTATGGTGCAGGGAAAGAAGTGGTTATCACCGAAAGCCTGGAAAGCTCAGACGAATGAAGAACTCCCGGGAACAATCACTTTTGCTAACGAAGATTTTTTCGTGCTCGGCGATTACTGCGTCAAGAAAGAACAGGCTTATCTTATCGACAATAACGGAGCATACGTGCAGGATCACGAGAAAAGGCCGATTTCCACAATTGTTGAACGGCAGATGTACGGCGTGGTGAAAGACGCGGAATACACAAGCAGAGTAGACCGCGGCTTCTATGACTACATGAACAAAAAATACGATAATGTGTTTTCCATCAGCAATGTAGGCGGTCCGTACAGGCTTATTCCTCATTTTGAGATAGGGGGAAGATGATGAGTAATACAAAGCATTTCCCAAGTTTTTCGGTTGTGAACGGACACGTTAAGGTGCAAGTAGACCTTACGAGATTCGATAAGCAATTCCGGGAAGCTCAGTTTTGGCTTGACGGGCAGGTTATGAACGATATGATACCGTATATGCCATTTCGAGACGGAATCATGGTAGACACCACCAGAGTGCGTAGCGCATCCATGCAAGGCACTGGAAAGGTGTGTGCAGGCGCTCCGCCGTATGGACGGTTCCTGTACGAGGGAAAACTTATGGTTGATCCGGAGACGCGTTCAGCGTGGGCGAGACCTGGCGCAAAAAAAGTTGTTACTGATACACCACTAAAATTCGATAGAACCGCGCATCCGTCTGCTACGGATCACTGGTTTGATGCCGCAAAAGCGGCACACGGCAAAGAATGGGTGAAGGGAGTGAAGAAACGTGCCGGAGGAGGTTAAAAAACCTGTTACATACGATGTGGACGGATACGACATCGTAACGAAAGCGCTGGAAACAGTTCTGAACACTTTCCCCGGATTTCAGCCGACCGAAAAGATCAAGTTTTCTTCGCTCAAAGAGGATGAAGGGATTGCATTCTATCCAGTGAGTGGAGCTGTGGTTGCTTCTGAAAAGAAATACATCACAGGAATTGTGGATCAGCTTTGCAACTATCCGTTTTACATCGTGTATCGCTCAGCACCTACAACGCCGGGAATTAAGACAGAAATCAAAGAATTTCTTGACACTCTCGGAAAATGGCTGGAAAAACAGCCTGTGCAGGTGGATAGGAAAGAATATCATCTAGAATCTTACCCGACACTTACAGAAGGAAGAGTTATTGAATCTATAACCCGTCTTACGCCATCTTATCTTGATACGGTGGCAGAGAACAAAGTGGAAGACTGGGTTATCAGTATGTCCTTAAAATATCGGAAAAAATTCAAAAAATAATCATACCGGCACCGATTCGGCAGCCGCTGACCGCGAAAAGTTACGCGGTAGAAAGGAAAAAACATGTCTAAACTTGAGCGTGAAGCAATGGCCACTTACCTTGATTCGACTTTCAAGAGAGTCGTGGCATCCGCAAGCTGGGTGCTGGTAGGTGACGATATCGAGGATATGTCCGTAGAGCTTAATCCGGACACAGAAACAACCAAAAACATTCTCGGACAGACCAAAACGAGAGACAACGGATATGAGCCGTCTATGGACGCTGACCCGTTCTATGCTGATCCGGATAACAAACTGTATCCGGTACTGCGAGATATCGCCCTTGAACGTAAAAAAGGCGATGCCTGTAAAACCCTTATGCTGGAGGTCATCGTGGAGGACACAGCGGCGACCAATCATCTTGCGTACGTGCGTGAGGTCATCGTAAAACCGCAGTCTTACGGCGGCGATACTGCAGGTCTCAATATCCCGTTCGCTGTTTCTGAGGATGGCAAATTTACAAAAGGATACGTAAGCGCAGCTTCTCTTAAAACCGGAACTCCTGAATTTAATGAGGGCGCAGCGCCAGTTTCCGATAAAAGCACATCCCTGGCGTAAGATCACACACGAATAGAAAGGAGCTTTCAGATGAGCAATAAACTGGTAAAACCGCAGAGTAACGACATCATTATTGATGATGGCTTAAAAACTTATTACATCAAAAATAAGCAGGGCCATGTATACGGAAAATTTGATTTTCGACCGTCCGACACCAATCTTATCTCACGATATGATGAGGTTGTAGAACATCTGAACAGCTTTTCAGTGCCGGAAAACGAACCGGCGGACATTAAAAAGGTTGAAAGCATGGTTGCTGATGAGCTTTCCTATCTGATCGGATCTGATTCGAAAGAATCATTTTTCAGCATCTTAGGCCCGTTCTCTCCGCTTGCTTCTGGAAAGCTGTTTTTCGAAGAAGTTGTTGACGCTATCGGCCGCGTGATCGAAACTGAGACCGAACACAGGGCGAAAAAAGTTCGAACACGTATGAACAAGTACGTTACAAAATATCGTAAATAATGGACGCGTGGAGCCTTCCGACATCGCTCAACGTTGCAGGAAAAGAATATCCAATACGCTCAGATTATCGAGTGGTATTGGATATTTTGCAATGTATGAACGATCCCGAGATTTTCGAACCAGATATGACCGAGGACGAAAAGAGGGCTGAACAGGTCATAAGCATGTTATCCATCCTCTATATTGATTTTGACGATATGCCACCCGCCGAATGGGAAGAAGCATCAGAAAAAGCATGTGAATTTATTGACTGCGGGTTTTCAGAGGACACAAAGCGAAAAAGGCCAAAATTAATGGACTGGATACAGGATGCAACCATTATTATTCCGTCTATCAATAAGGTTGCCGGAAAAGATGTGCGCGGTCAGAAGTATCTGCACTGGTGGACTTTTTTGGCATTCTACATGGAGATCGGGGAAGGCACGTTTGCGACCGTGGTAAGTATCCGAGATAAAAAAGCCAAAGGAAAGAAACTGGACAAGTGGGAACAGGAATATTACAGAGATAACAAGGCTATCATCGATCTGAAATCGGCAAGCGGCCAGAGAAGCGAAGAAGAAAAAGCAGCTCTTAGAGAGCTTTTTGGAATATCAAAATAACTGCCGGAGCATAAGGAGCACCGGCACAAACCGTTAAAAGTTACACGGTAGGAAGGAAAAACGCATGGCGGGACAGGCTGACGGCTATATCATCATTGATACGGAGATTGACACCAACGGCGCAAAAGCTGGCAGTAAGGAGCTGGAAGCGAATGTGCGGCAGTGTATCTCGTCTATTAATGGTCTTGGAGACAAGGCCAAAGCATCACTCAACAAACAGGCGAATGCGTTCTCGAAGCTGAACGATCAGTACAGAGAACAAGAAAAAATAGTCGAACAGCTCAAAGAAAAGGTTGCTGAACTCGGAAAACAGCAGATACCGACCGACGAATACAAAGAGATCCAGGCGCAGATAGAGTCTGCTAAGACGCAGATGGACAAACTCATCTATGCGCAGGAAAAATTTGTGGCACTTGGCGGCAGTGAAGACAGCAAAAAGTATAAGAGCTATCAGTATGATATTGACCAGCTCGCAAAAACAATTGATGATGCAAATAAAGAATTACAAGAATTGGAGCAAAACGGAGAAGCGTTTTCTTCTGCGTTGGGCGGTGAAACTCCGACTTACAAATACAAAGAACTTGAATCTGAGCTTGAGTCATTAAGTCAAGAAATTGATGTGGCAAAGGCAAAATGGGACGAATTGCGTGCGTCAAATACTGGTGGAATTAATGATGAAGAAATTAAAAGCACCTTAGAAAATCTCGATCTTCTGTACGAAAAATATAGTGCAGTAGAAGCGAAAATGCGCGAAAAGGAAAAATTTGGTACTGATGTAATCAAAACCGAGCCAGTAAAAGAAGCAGCTGCAGCAATGGAAAAGTTGGCTCAGCAAGAAGAAAAGCTGGCCAGTATCAATGACCGGTTAAAAACCTCTTATGATGACGTAAAAGACAGCATTGACAGCTATTCAAACTCGGCGAATAATTCAGCGACTAAAAACGCATCAGACAACGCGTCAAAGTTGGCAAAATCCAATGAAAAGGTTGCTGACAGCGGAAAGAAAGCCGCAAATTCAATGAAAGAAACCGGAAGCGCGGCGGGAAATGCCAAAAACGGAATTATGATGTTGTTAAAATACGGTCTAGGCATCCGCTCATTATTCGTACTTTTCAATAAGCTGAGAAGCGCGGTTGTGGCCGGAATGTCCAACCTGGCGCAGGAATCCGGCTCAACCAACTCGGCTATCTCTATGTTGTGGGGCAGCCTGGAACGGCTCAAAAACAGTCTTGCGACAGCATTTGCGCCGATTCTTACGGCGATTGCACCTATTCTGTCCAAATTTATCGACATGCTTAGCACCGCGGCAACATACGTGAGTATGTTTTTTTCGATGCTTTCCGGGAAGAAAACATACACCCGAGCATTAGCCGTCCAGAAGGACTACGCGGCATCTCTAAGCGATACGGCATCGAGTGCGGAAGATGTAGCGGACGCAACCAACGACGCGGCAGATGCGGCAGATGCGGCCGCAGAAGCAACGGAAAAATACCTTTCCCCTCTCGATGATCTGAACAAGATGGATTCGAAAAGCGACAGCGGTTCCGGCAGCGGCGGTGGCGGCAAATCCCCGGGAGCTGGCGGCGGTGGAGGAGGAACAGGCAGTGCGCCGATGTTCACGGAAGAGCAGATCCCTAACGCTTTTCTGGATAATCTGCAGAAAGTTTTTGATTTACTGAAAAAGATAAAAGACCTGTTTATGTCCGGCTTCTGGGATGGCCTTGGAGATTACAAACCGCAGCTTGCAGAGCTGAAAAAGGATCTGGCATCCATCAAAAGGAATCTTGCGGAGATCTTCACGGACCCGGAAGTAGTAGGAGCCGCAAAACGCTTTGCAGAATCTGTAATCTATAATCTCGGGGTCGTAGCCGGATCAATAGCAAGCGTAGGCCTTACACTGGCTGTTAATCTTGTGGGCGGTTTTGAAAGCTATTTGAGCAGAAATAAAGATAGAATCAAGAAATTTTTGGTTGACGTTTTCAATATCGGAACAGAAATTGCAGATGAATTCGGACTTATCGCAAAAACGATAGCCGAAGTATTTGCAAAAACGTTTGGCACACAAACAGCGCAGGATTTGACAGGAAATCTTATCGGAATTTTTGCATCTTTAGGCGGCTTGGCTGTAGAAATTTTTGCACGATACGAGCGCGATAAAATGTATCTTGCATGGCAGCCATGGATCGATAATAAAGATAAATTAGTTGAAGCGATTAACGAAACAATCGCACCTATTCAGCAACTCGCGCAGGTTATCGAGGACTTTTTAAACGATACATCTGACAAAATCATTGCATTTTATGATGAGAGCGTTAAGCCATTTATTGATTACATCGAATCAGGCTGTGCGTCTATTTTGGAAACATTGCTTGATCTTTACAATAGTTATGTAGCGCCTATCATCTATGAATGGGGAACGCGGCTCGAAGATTTGATTAATGGACCTCTTACAGATTTTGTCGATAAATTCCTTGATGTGTGCGCAAAAATCATTGATGCGCTACAGCAAATTTGGAATAACGTTCTTGTTCCCCTTATTAATTGGATTCTTCAAAATGTAATTCCATTATTGGCTCCTGTGGTACAATGGCTAGGCGACGCGGCTATTGATTTATTGGGCGCTGCGGTAGAAATGGCGAACGGAATTCTGGATATGCTCGGCGGTTTGATCGATTTCCTTGTTGGTGTGTTTACGGGCGACTGGAAAAAAGCTTTTTCCGGTGCAGGACAAATAGCACAGGGATTTGCGGATACATGCGGCGCTGTAATTGAATGGATTGGAGACTATATTTTAACTCCATTTATGTCACTGGTGAAAAAATTATTCTCTGTTGACTGGGTAAAATATTTTGGCGTAGCTGGCATTGCTCCGCAGGTGCTTTGCGATTTGATTAAGTCAATATTCAAAACTATGAAAAACGTATTTATTGGAATTATGAATTTTATTAAGTACGCGTTTACTGGTGACTGGCGGAATGCTTGGCAGAGCGTCAAAAATATTTTTTTCAGCATTATGAGCGGACTTGGCGACGTCCTGCGTGCTCCGATTAATGGAATTATCAGCATGATTAACCAGGCGATTAACGGAATCAACACGTTAATTCGCGGTGCAAACAAAATTCCTGGAGTAAACATTTCAACGATTGGAAAAATTCCGCATCTGGCATCCGGCGCAGTTATTCCGCCGAACCAGGAATTCCTTGCTGTCCTTGGTGATCAGCGGAGCGGAAACAATATCGAAGCACCGGAGGGCCTTATTCGTAAGATTGTCCGGGAAGAGTCCGGCGGAAAGGCATCTACTTATAGATTTGTAGCTCAGCTTGATAGAAAGATTATTTTCGACGAAACGATTTCAGAAGGAAAGTTGAGACAGATGCAGACTGGTCAAAACCAATTCGAATTTTAAGGAAAGGGGCTATCATGGCACAAAAACACTTGAAATTTGGCTCTTTTGAAGCTCCGGAAGTGGACGAAGATGGATATTCTCTTTCTTATGCGACAACTTCATCGGATGACTCTGGGCGTATTATGAGTGGCGTTATGATGAATACACCGCTCTTTACGGTTGAAGCGTACAAGCTCAAATGGAGCGATATATCCGCAGCAAATGCCGCGAAAATTTTGCAGGAAATTAAGGGAAAAAAACAGTATGATTTTTTCCATTTCAATGTATATTCTGGAAAATGGGAAACATCACCTTTTTACACCGCAAATATCGAAACAGCCTTTTATTCGCTTGTAGATGGCGAGGAAAAATGCTCAGAATTAAGTTTTCAAGCAACGGGGGTTAATCCTGTATGAAAAATGTAAGTACGGCGTTTAGGGAACAAGTGAAAAATGGGGCAATAATCTATCCGTATGCAGATGTTACGCTTTCGGATGGCTCTACGCTTACGCTTAGTCCAGAAAAAAACTTTCGCGTGACAGGTAACTCTATCACACAGACGGCCGGGAATAATTCTTTCCCTCTTGGCGCGGCGATTTCGAAAACAATTAAACTTACCATTGATAATAGCGACGGCAGTTTTGATAAAAAAGACTTTCTCGCAGCCAAAATAACGTTAAAAAGTGGCGTTATTTTGGCTGACGGAACCACAGAAAAAATAAAAGAGGGAACGTTTTATGTCACAGAGCCGGTTGCTCCCGGAAGTACACTTGAATTCACGGCAGCCGATGCAATTTCGAAAACGAGCGTGTCATATATTCCGGTAGTAACTTACCCGGCTACATTATTTCGAATCTATCAGGATGTTTGCCGTCAGTGCAACCTTATTATCGGAAACACGTCGTTTCCTAATCAGGATTTTGTGGTAGAAGAAGCCCCGAAGAATGTAAATTGTAGGTCTGTTCTGGCCAACATAGCAATGATCGCCGGTGGAAACGCGCTGTGTGACGAAAACGAACGTGTTGTTATCAAAAGTTACAACATGAACGACATAAAAAAAGCGGACGGAAGCTATAACACAGATGGGTTCCAGGTCTTTGAGGATTTTAAGAGCACGCCGGAAGTTTCTACAGATCCGATTAAAATAACAGGTGTACGGACCACAGTTGAGACAGAGGATGGGAAAGATTCTGAGCTTATCATTGGAGATACTCAGTATTGCTTTTCGGTTGATAATCCGTTAATAGTTGGAAAAGAATCTGACGGACTGCAGCTCATCGCGAACAATGTTATCGGGTTGAAGCTGTATTCTTTTAGCGGAAGTCACATTGCGTATCCCATGGCGGAGGTCATGGACACCTGTTTTGTTAGGAAAAATAATGGATCCGTTTTCCCAACCGTATTAACATCTGTTGAATTTAACTATCTTGGTTTCACCAATTTAAAGTGCGACTTGGATACACCGGAAAGAACAGCTTCTTCTTATGGAGGAAAAGCGGCAGAAATCTATCAGAAGATGAAGCGCATAACGAAGCGGCACTACACAGAATTTGAAAAACAGATGAATAGCTTAAGCGAACGTCTGGATAACTCTTCCGGCGTGTACATGACTACAGAAGAGCAGACAGATGGCAGCAACATCTATTATCTTCACGATAAACCTACATTAAAAGAATCACAAATCGTATGGAAAATGACGGCAGAAGCGGTTGCGGTTTCCAGCGATGGTGGAAACACTTGGAATGCGGGACTTACAGTCGATGGAACGCTTATTTCCAAAATCATGACGACGATAGGCATCAATTTTGACTGGGGTGTAGGCGGCGAGCTTGTTATTCAGGACGCGTCTGGTACAGAAACGCTTTACGTTAATGCGGAAACCGGAGAGGTTAGAATTTCGGCTTCCGCAGTCAGCATCAAGGGTGAAAGCATTGATACCGTTATCTCGAGACTTTCAAAAAAAATTCTTGATGATTTTGTTAACGGGGAATATGCGGACAATATCAAAGACATTGAAAACTCCATAGACAAAAAAGCGGAATCATGGTATCAGGAAAACGACCCTTCGATTGAATGGACGGCCACGGAAGAAACATATTTGCTGGACTCTGACGGAAAAAACATCTTAGATGGGAATGGAAATCCTTTTCTGACCGTTTGGGAAAAAGAAAAATCTATTCATGAGGGAGATCTGTGGAAAGTTCCGAGCACTGGTGATGAGTTTATTTACATTAGCGGAAATTGGGTAAAATCAAAGGTTCCGGATGATTTATTTGATTTTATCGACGGTAAGGCTCAAATTTTCGTAAACACGCCTGTTCCTCCGTACAACGTAGGTGATTTGTGGTTTGGCGGCGCGGATGCAGATATTATGACCTGTGTAAGAGATCGACAGGACGGAGAATTTTCTGCGGATGATTGGGAAAAGAAAAATAAATATACCGACGATAGCGCAGTTGATGAGCTTAACAAAGCTCTTGACCAGGAAGAGATTTTTAATCGTTTAACCAATAACGGAGAAGAGCAGGGCATTTATTTACTTAATCGCAAGCTCTATATCAACTTTTCATTTGCGCGCGGTGGTATTTTAAAACTTGGCGGAAAAAACAATGGAAATGGAAAATTTCATGTCTACGACGAAAATGATGAGCTTATAGGATCTTGGACCAACAAAGGATTTTCAATTGACAAAGCGGAATCTGTCAAACTGGGTGATTTCTTCAGTTATGACTCGAACGGAAATATCAATGGTCAAGCAGATGTATTCATTACAATTGGTGGCTGGCAAATTAAGCAAACGACAGTATATGATGAGCCTGCTGAGTATTGGGAAACCATCGGAACACAGGAAAACGGTATTGGAGCTAAAGGTCCGTGGGTCGTTTGGGGCGGATGGAACGGCCTCGGGGCGTTCAATAAAGACAACTATAATTTTGTAGTTACAGAAGACGGAACCTGCAAAGCGATGTCGTGGGTTACTGGATCCAAAGCAGAGTGGAAAGAAGACATTCATGCCTATGAAGACGGTGCCCTTGAAAAAATCAATAATACGACTGTATACCGGTACAAGTTAAAACGTCACTCAAAAGATGACGACGGAAGGCACATCGGTTTTGTAATTGGAGACGGTTTCGACTTGACAGGCGATATATTAGACCACGATAAGAGTAATATTGATATGTATAATGCTCTTGGAGTGGCTTATAAAGCCATACAGGAGCTAAGCAAAGAAGTATCTGACCTCAAAAAAAAATTAAAAAGATATGAATCGGAGGAGTAATCATGCCGGAGTTTAAAAATTATTCAGAAAAATCAGAACTCGAAGACAACGACATTTCGATTTTGAGTGAATCAAACGGAAAAACAAAAAAATTCAGTTTCGGAAATTTGTGGAATTTTGTTTCTTCTGGACTTAAAAGCAAAACTGTCGAATCGCTGATTACGTCCGCAAAAAGCGTAGTTGACGCAGTTAATGAGGTCGCCACGCTGTCTAAAGCGAACGCATCCCGAATCGACACTTTCACCCAACTGCCCAACGGATCAACCACTGGAGACGCAGAGCTGCAGGACATCCGCGTCGGAGCAGACGGAACAAAATACAGCACAGCCGGCGATGCCGTCCGCAAGCAGATCCAGGCAACAGAAGAAAAAATAATCCCAATAGATGATACCCTGCAGGAATCCGGAAAAGCAGCAGATGCGAAAGTTGTAGGGGACAGCATTGGTTCACTCAAGGAAGATTTAAGTGATATTGATTATATTGTATTTAAAGATAAAATAAATAAATTGACTTTTAACTCTGAGGGTTCATCAAGCAATATAACTTTAAATGGTAATACAATAACATCAATAAATGCTACAAAGGAACAATACAAAGCCTTTATAAATACATCTCTGTTTGAAAATGGTAAAAAATATATTGTTGTAATGAAATTCAAAAATGATAGTAGCACCAATATAACAGTATATTCCAATGCTTTTTCATATGCGTTTCAAGGATCAATTGGAAAAACACAGAGTCTTGGAATTGGAAAATCTGAAACATCAGTAATGCCATATACTGGCAAATCAGACATTAGAGGATTTTCCATATATTCAACCACTGAGAATGCATCATATACGGTTGATATTTATATTTACGATGTAACAGACAAAGATATTTCAAATATTGATTTTTCTGTTGGTGGAACAAAAATTAAAATTTTAAAATCTGATTTGGAAAAACCTTATTTTGGTAAAATATTATGCACCTATGGAGATAGTATTACCGCTCAACAGACATGGCAAGATTATGTACAACGAGAATTGGGATTTTCTAAATATTACAATCATGGTGTTGGAGGAAGACGTTTGATGGCAATGGCTACAGATGAATGTCTTGCCGAAATCACGGAAGATTTTGATGTCATACTTGTTATGGGGGGAACAAATGATTGGGCACAAGATAGAACAATAGGCGCAGAAAATGATATTAACACAGATGATCAAACATTTACTGGCACATTCTACGGTGGACTAAATGCTCTGATGAAAAAACTAACAACAAAATACCCAACAAAAAGAATCGTTTTTATGACACAAACACCAGTAAAAAATAGCAATGGTGAAAATTTCTTTTTGAAAAAAGGTAGTGCTGATGGGTTAAAAAATTCTAATGGTAACACAACTAGAGATTTTGCAAAGGCAACTTTAAATGCATGTGGGAATAATCATGTTCCATGTATTGATTTAAATAGCTTGGTTGGTTGGAACGAAAACAATATTTCCTCGTTTGTACTAAATGAAAATGATATGTTTTTTCATCCAACATCTATTGGTGGCAAAAGAATGGCAGAATGTATTAGTGGGTTTCTTGAATCTATACAGAGTATTAATATATAAGAATAAGTGGTATTGAATATATAAAAGAAACTGTGTTATAATATATT